GGAAGGATTCCGTCTAAATTTCATGGTGTTAACAACATATATGGAGTAAGTGATAAGCAAATCTTATATCCTAAAGCATCAAGTGCACCAGCAGTTGTTCTAAAAGAACATATAATGAGGAATCTCTATGTTCTAGAACTGCACATTCCAGATACACAGGCTTCATCAACGTGTCATTTATTAAATATACATGATTGTTATTATCTGGCTCCATGGCATCTTGTTCGTTATTTTGACAAAGATTATACTTTTACTATTCATGGTTATGTTAACCATCTTGACGAAAAAGGACCTTGTTCGTCTCCTTATCGAATTATGACTTTATCTTGCAATGCATGTAAATATGTGAAGATTTCAAATGATATTGCTGTATTAAGTATACGTCAAAATGCACCAGGACCAAGTCTTAAGAAATATTTGATGCAAGATTTTGGCAGTATAACATATTTTGATGGTGTTAACATACATGTTAATAATGGTGAATGCCATGAAGATAAATTTAGAGGAAGCTACCAAAAAGTTCAATATTCCCAGGATATTTTTAATAAAGAAGCTCCTGTAACAATTGAAGCAATAGTAGGACAAGCAACAACTAACTCCTATGTTGGTAGGTGTGGATCTCCTCTATATTGTTATTTTGGTAAACAATTATGTCTTGTCGGAATTAATATTGTTGGTAAACCAGGAACACCTGTAAGTGGATTTGATTTTCTTACGGTCAATGACTTGGATGAAGCAATAACAAAACTCAATCACGGAACTAGTATGTTATCTCCTACTTCTTCAGTTCTTATTCAAGATAGTTTCGTTATTGGAGAATTTGCTGATAATTTTGTTTTACCTACACGTAATAATCATACCTTTTGGCTTGAAGTTGAGGAAATTCAAAATATCAAATTGTTAGCTACTATGAGCAATATTAATGTTGCACGTCCGAAGTCAAAAGTTTTTGAATTAAAAACTCATAAAGCATTTTTTAACTATTTTCCTCCTGAATACCATCATGACTTAGTTAAGCCTAATTTTAGGTCATATGTCGAAGACGGTACGTACTTTGGAGTTTACAGGAATATGTTAAATCAGGTAAGCGTTCAAGCTCATGATATAAATGACAATCATGTTAATATGATTGTTAAACATTTGATTGAAAAGTTTGGTGCTGTAGAAGAATTTAAAAATCTTGAATTTTGGGATATGGATCACGCTACGTCTGGAGCATCCCATAACTCATATTGTAAAGCAATACCAAAAACTACTGGAGCAGGGTTTCCTTTTAATAAAAAGAAAATTTATTTTTTGGAGCCATCTAGTTCAGAGTATGCCCCAGAAGGAATGGTACCTAATGCTTACGTTAAAGATAGAATACTTAAATTACTAGATTTGATGAAAACAGGTACTAGACCAATGTTTTTATATAAGACCTGTATGAAAGATGAACCGCGTGCTAAAGAAAAAGTTAAAACACGTAGTATTCGTGTATTTACGTGTGCCCCTATGGATGCAGTTATAATTCAAAAAATGTATTTTGGCAGTTTTGCTGGAATTTTTTGCAATAATTATCTCGAAACTGAAACAGTCAATGGTCTTAATTGCTACTCAAAAGATTGGGGAGCAGTTTTTAACAAGCTTAAGAAACATCCAAACTGTATCAATGGCGATTACAGTAAATATGATAAGAAAGCTTCTTCAGCTATGATCTGTGCAGCTTTTTCTGTTATGACAGGTGTTATTGAAAAACATTTGGATATTTCTGAAGATTGTAAAAATATCTTCAGAGTTATGATGAGTGAAATATGTCATCCTGTTCTTTTATTAGAAAAAGAAATAATTGGATTGAACGGTAGTTTGTCTTCCGGCATTTATCTCACTCTTTTGTTAAACAATATTATGAATTCTATTTATATTCGTTTAGCATGGTTAGATATATTTGAAGATAAGTTAGATAATCCCTTACAAGAATTCGAAGAAAATGTTGTTTTCTTTGCGATGGGAGACGATAATACTTTTACAGTGTCTGATAAATATATATCTCAATTTAACTTTAAATCAATTCAAAACTATTTTCATCGTATAGGAATAAAATATACTAACGCTGATAAATCAGACAAAGTCTATGGACATGTTGATGTTTCCGAGGCTACCATTTGCAAACGTAGGTTTGTTCCTATTGGAGATCATGTTTTTTGTCCTATTGAGAAACCTACTATAGGTAAAATGCTTACCATGGCATTACGTGAAGGACCATTAACGGAAGATCAAAAAATACTTGCAAGCTGCTCATCAGCAGTTTATGATTTTTTCCAGTATGGAGAAGATGAATATAATCTGAATATAAGCAGATTAACTAAAGTCTTGAAAGAGTCTGATATAATAATTCCGCCATTTCCCTCTTATGTTGAAATGTATCAGAGAATAGTCGGAAACAGTGAGACTCCTTGGACAGATAATCTTTTTGATAAACAAGAAGATGTGTCTGGTTTTCAAGCAACTACATCTGTTGGTCTTACAGATTTTAAACAAAGACTGATTTTACCACCTTTTACAAAAAATGTGGAGTCAGGAGATACTATAAGTCCCTATTACCAGGTGTCGAATTACTTCATCCCAAAGACGTCCTATTCCTTTGATGAGGCATCATTTAATGGTAATAATTTAATTGCTCTATTTAAGAGATACACTACTATGGATATTAACACAAATGAACCTAACGCTGTATCGAGCGAACCAACGATACAAAAACATGATGAATCTTCCAATATAGAAATTCGTGAAGAAGATTCTAAAGTAGAAGAAAACGTACATTATGTTACTGGAAAATCAACCTACGATGTTTCAGTAGATAATACACCTTCTTTATTTGATGTGGGAGTTACGCCTACAGTAACTTTAGGCAATTCCCTTAAAAGACCAGTTAAGATTGCTGAATTCAATTGGACTGTGAATACACAAATAACTGGTCTCATAGATCCTTGGGTACTATGGCAAAGTAATGCATTTGTAAAATCAAAATTACAAAACTTTACATATTTTAGATGTAATCTGAAAATACGTATAGTTCCTAGTGCTACCCCTTTTTTGTATGGTCAATTAATGCTCAATTATGTTCCTTATGGAACTCAAAATGAGATGTTTAATGAAACATACAATACTTTACGAACCTCTGGAGCAGGAGGTGCCCGTGTTGCTTATCAGCAATACATGAGTACTTATCCTATAACAGGTTTTCTCAATGCTTCTGAACAAAATGTAGTAGAAATGACGTTACCTTTTATTTATAATGGAAATTTTCTACCTATTGCAGGAGCTTCAGGAACTGGTAAGTTCAGTTTGGGATCTATTAATTATTCTGATCTCAATGTCTTGAGTCGAGCTAATGATACAGCTTCAACAGTTATGAATGTTGCAGTATTTTGTTGGGCAGAAGACTTTGAGATGCATGTTCCTACTAATCTTGTTCCTACCGCTGGTAAAGGTAAGGCTTTAAAGAAATATCGTATTACTAATGAAACAGTTAATGATGAAACAGAAGAAGCAGTTGGCGGAGTATTATCAAATACAGCTACCGCAATTGCTAATGTATCAGGAAGGTTAACTGATATCCCAGTGATAGGACCTTTCGCTAGAGCAACCACGATTGGAGCTAATGCTGTAGGAGGCATAGCTAGAATTTTTGGTTTTTCGAATCCAGTAACTATTGAAACTTCACAACCTCGTGTTTTGAGGTTGTTTCGTAATCTAGCTACTACTGATCAACCAGATACAGCTACTAAGCTATCTTTAGACTCTAAGCAAGAATTAACAATTGATCCTAGAGTTATAGGAGCTGGCTCAAATGATGACATGGCTTTTAAATCCATGTATACGCGTGAGCAGTGGTTAACTAAAGGAAAGTGGTTAGGAGCAGGAGGACAATTTGTCACTGCAGGAGCAGAGAAGATTGTCTTAGCAGCTATAGTAAATCCTTTTGCTATTAGGCGAACGGATACATGGGGTACTACCCCTACTCGGAGAGCTACAGTTATGAGTCCTGCCGGATATGTAGCTCGCTTGTTTAAGTACTGGCGGGGCTCTATAACCTATAGGATTGAAGTTGTTGCATCAAAATATCATTCAGGTGCGTTGCAGATTCAATTTGATCCTATGGTTCAGAGTGCTGCTTTAGCAGTAAGTGATGTTTATACTGCTGAAGTGAATACACGACAGACTATAATCATGGATATTTCAGAGTGTAAAGAACTCGAAATAACTATCGATTATGTTAATAATAACGTTATGTTAAAATGTCGTGGAATAGCGTCATCAACTTTTACTCCAAGAAAATATGATGATACAGCATTTGATTTGCAAACAGCAAAAAATGCTGATACTGACTTAGGAATGCTTGTAGTAAGCGTTCTTAATGAGTTGGTAGCACCAGGAGATGTTTCGCAAAATCCTGGTACAGGGGCTGGAGTTGATGTTAATCTTTACATGAAATGTGAAGAATTAACATTGGGTCAGCCCGATGAAGGATGGGAAGATTCGATCTTTGTTCCAACATCTGGTATTGGTACATTCAATAAGAAAGTTCTTATTGAAGCACAGGAACCAGGAGATGTTGCTACTGTAATGGGCGAAACTTGTGTATCAGCTAGGATGTTGTTAAAACGTCCTATGGCTACGTATGTAAATAATTTCGTCCAAGGAAGTGGAACAGACGGTCAGTTAGTAACCGCAAACTTCCCTCACTTTGCTCCCGAAACTTTACGAGGAGCATCGCGACGGCTCTGTTACGAGTCGTACTTTTCACCTGCCTTCTTCGCAAAACGCGGAGGAATGAGGTGGAAGTTCTTTTTGTGGAACGATCAAACAATTAACACAGCTAGAGATGTAAGATCTTATGGCTTGTTAACAGTAGCTCGTAAGAGCACTGAAGTTCCTGTTTCCGCAATAGCCAGTGTGATAGCATTAAATAATCCGACACATGGAACCATTGTTCAAGATTTTCAATCTGGAGCAACGGGAATGTCTATCACGAAAATGTCATACAATAATACTGTAGACATTGAACTACCTTTTTATTCAAACACTAGATTCGCATTAGCTTGCGCTATCACTAATGTGACAGCAGCAGGAGATCTAACTAAGAATCCAACAATGAACCAAATCTTATATCAACAATTGAAGGTTCAAGGCAAAGCTGCTGCTGGAACGTTATATTATGCGTTCACTTCAACAGCAGAGGACTATAATTTAATTATGTTCCAAGCTCCGCCTGTTGTGTATGAATTCACTTAATGCCTGAGAGTGGCCCAGGCGCCTTGTTTAAGGTGTGATCGGTGAAAACCAGTTATTAAAAGTAACTTAAAATCTTTTTGTATCCGGTTTTT